GGCAAGGACGAGGGGCAGGGCGTGGCCAAGACGCTTGGCGGCGACGCCGGCGCGGAATTCTTGGACCGCGTGAAGAAGCTCGGCTGACCACGGACTGAACCAACAACTTACGCGGGTCACGACCCTTCCGCCGAGTGGCGAGCGGGGCGGACGCGCTCTGACTCTAGAGGAAAAGCAATATGGCTACGCGTCCCGATTCCCTTCCCAACAAGGTTACCTTCGTCAAGAAGACGCTCAAGAGCGGCGTCACCATCAACTACGGCGTCGGCGTCAAGCTGTCGTCCGGTGGCGAGACCGAGGTCGACGTCTGCGGTGCGAACGACAAGGTCTATGGCATCGCGTACGGTCCGCTCGGCTCTAGCGCGACCGGTGACGGTACGCTTCAGATCGAGATCGCGCTTTGCTGCGGTGGCGGCGTCATCCCGGTCAAGGCGTCCGGTACTGCGACCGCGTTCGAGTATGCGATCTGCGGAACGGACGGATTCGAGAATCAGACCATCGGTGGAGGCACCACGGTCAAGTATCTTGCGGGCCGGTTCACGCAGACTGGCGTGGACGGAGACTTCGTTGGGCTGATGCTCGGCAACTTCGCGGCGGGCTGCGCCTAATACAAAACCTCTCCAGCGCGCCTTCGGTGCCGGCGCGCATGGCTACCTGGCACCGATAACGTTTGGAGAAGACTATCATGGCTTTTTACACGGCAGAAGAGATCCGGCGCGAGCAGCGCACGGAGCAGGGGCGTGAGTACGAGAAGCTTGTCAAGAACGCGCGTCGGCTTCGGGTCTCGGCTGACCCCGCGGACCGCGACCTGTACAAGCGTCTGAACGACGAGTTCATGTCGCTCAAGGGCGTTTCGTCCGGGAGCGTGCATTCGAACACGTTCCTCGCGAACATGTCGGTGCAGTACAAGAACGACGACTACATCGGCGAGTCGCTGGTGGGTCTCGTCCCGGTTTCGAAGCGCAGTGACAGCTACGCGACGTACCCGAAGCGCGAGCGCCTTGCGTTTCCTGAGGACGCCATCGGCGGGCGCAGCGACGTCAACGAGCTTTCTGAGACGCGTTCGAGCGCGAACTATTCGGTGCTCGACTACGCCTATCAGAACTTCGTCTCGCAGGAGACCCTGGATAACCAGGATGCGGTCTTTGATGAGATGATGGATCTGGTCGACGCGATCAACGAAGGCATCGCGTTCCGTCGTGAGCTTCGCATTGCGACGCTCCTCGGCACCACGAGCAACTATGCGTCTGGCAACTATGCGACGCTCAGCGGCTCGGATCAGTGGGACAGCGCGGCCGGCGGCAACCCGGTCGAGGATATCCAGACGGCTATGGCTGCCATCTGGGAGGGCCGCGGCCAGTCCGACCTCGTTGGCTGGTGTTCGCTGAACACGTGGAATGTGCTCTCGCGCCACCCGATGATTCTAGACATGCTGAAGTATCAGCGGTCGGGTCTGGCCCGCAAGGCCGAGGTCGCGGAGATGTTCGGACTCGCGGACCTCCTCGTTGGTGCGGCCCGCAAGGATACCGCAAACATCGGCCAGACGGCGAGCTACTCTCGCATCTGGGGCCTGGACTTCGGCATCGTCCGTGTTGCGCGTCGCGCGACGAAGCGCTCTGCGCACTTCGCTAGCATCTTCCGGATGAGCAACGATCCGACCACTACGGAGTGGTTCGACCCGGCGAAGGGCAAGAGCGGCGGGCACTTCGCGAAGGTTGGCGTCAGCGAGGATCTGAAGGCGGTTGCCTCGGATGCCGGCTACGTCCTGAAGAGCGTCGTCGCTGCCTAATCAGCATCAGTAGGCGTCTAGTCATGGCGAAGCCTAACAAGAACAAGCCTGGCCTGGCGTCTACGCGCCCCGCTGCCGCGCACGGACCGAAGCCTGAGCCGGAGATGGCCGAGGTGGTGCAAGAGGTCTCTACGGAGGCACCTGCGCCAGCCGCGGCCATGCCGGATGACGTTGGCCCCGTGGTCGCTGGCGATGAGCTGGCGGCTGCGGAGGGTGCCGATGGTCTGGCCCTGGCACTCGCTGTCAGGGCCGAGGCGGAACCGACCATCTCTCACGAGGAGGTCGGGGAGGCGCTTGGACTCATGGATGCCCCAATCCAGAAGGCATACGTCTACTCCGTCAACGGTCCCGCAGAGCTGGCCATCGAATTCGTCCCGCCCGCACCAGCCACGCCGAAGTCATACGTGGTCATCGGCGGCGGGTCCGTGAAGTACGAGGGGAAGCACTACTTCCCCGGCGAGACCATCCCGATGCCGGACGATATGGCTGCGACCATGCCAGAATGCATCGGCGTGGCGGAGTGACTGACCAATGGCCTATTGCAGTCAGACGGATCTCGAGAATGCGCTAGGCCTGCACGTCATCACGGCAGTGTTCGATGATGACCAAGACGGCACGGCAGACTCAGCTCCGGTGGCCGCTTGCTTGGCGTACGGAGACGCGCAGGTCAATTCGTACCTGCGCGGTCTGTACGATACGACGTTCCCACTGTCGACAGTGCCGGACGAGGTGAAGTTCGCCGCGGTTAATTTCTGCGCAGCGTACGCCGCTCGTCGCAGGCCAGACGTCGTGCGAGCGATGAATGAGCAGCCGTGGACCGCGTTTCGCGATGCCGCGGTGGACGAGATGAAGCGGTACGTAGCTGCGATGCAGCGACTGCCGACGACTACCGCCACGCCGGACAACGTGGGCACGACGGTCACGCGTACGGACGGGGACGCTACCACCGACCCGGACGACCGGACGTTCGGGGACATGGGCGACTTCACGTGAGGGGGTAAAACATGGCCAAGACCAGCACGACCACCATCACGGTTGAGATCGGCGGCGATGGGGTAGACCAGACCTACGAGCCAGCCGGATCCCCTATCACCAACACTTCGGCACCGTCTGGCGGCCCCATGCCGTACGTGCTGAGTTCTGGCGATAACACCATCTCGGTCCCCAGTGGTTCGGTCGGATTCGTCATCGTCCCGTCCACGGCGAGCACGGTCGTCAAGAAGCTAAAGGGCGGCGCCGGCGATACCGGGTTCACCATCCGGGCATCGGCCCCCAGCGTCGTATCGATGCCGAATAGCACGAGCAGCATTCTTATCAACGCATCCGCTGGCGAGACCGTCAGCATCCAGTGGCTATGAGCATCGACATCGCGCAGACACTGGCAGACCTTGCGGCGCTGGAATCTCGTATCCGTGCCGAGGTCCACTCGGCGCTGGTCGACGGTGCCGAGGTGGCGCGCCGTGCCGCTATCCAGACGACGGCCTGGAAGGATCGCACTGGTGCGGCTCGGAGTAGTATCCAGCGTGTCGACGCTGGCGAATTCCACCAGCGCGTGCAAGCTGGCGGTCGTCCGGCCCCGCATGTCCTCTTCCTGGAGGAGGGCACCAAGGCGCACGTCATCGCGGCTAGGCGAGCTAGGTTCCTTCGCTTCGTGCAGAACGGCGCAGTTCGATACGCCAAGCGAGTGAACCACCCTGGCACTAAGCCAACAGGCTTCATGAAGGCCGCCCGCGACGAAGCCGATGTGGCCACGGTTCGATTCGTGGAGGCCGGGATCAACCGAGCCATCGGGTGATACATGGCTCTTGAGCTCGGCGCATTCAAGATCGGGGCGGCTGAGTTCCCGCTCACCGACAGCACTGACAATTCTCTCCTAGAGGACGCTGACCCCGCACTGTACCACGCTGCGCTTTTGCTGGCGTCCGCGCTCGAGACGTACGTGGGGGACAGGCTGCTCGCGCAGGCTGCGCTGGTAGGGCTCAACCTCCAGGGCGCGGTCGTCAAGACGGTGTCGCTGGACCCGGTAGAGTTCCTACTCCACGACCAATTCAAGTTCCCGCTGTTCTGCCTGTACCGCACCAAAGATACGTGGTCCGACCTGGCCCAAGTGGGAAGCAAGTCGTCTGGCACGTGGCACTTCTCATACGTCCTTCCGCCGCTGAATCCTAACCAACAGCTGGCACTGCACCCGATTCTACGTGCCGCGTCGGTAGCGCTCAGGCGGACCGTCACGATGGGATGGGACCCGGCATACAATGACGGCGAGAAGGTCTGGGACACGTATGGCGTGCAGAAGGCTCGGCTGACAGAGGCCACGTACGGCGGCATCGAGAAGATGGTCGGTGACGCTGGGCAGTTCTACCGGTCCCTGACAGGGACCATCGTGGTTGAAGAGCGCGAAGTGCCTCTACCGAGCGCGTTCCGAGAGTTCGCCGGCGCGGATGCGGACCTGGACGTGGGCGACGGAGACGGCTCCGTCGTCGAGAGCTTCGTTGAAGTCGACATCGCAGCCGCGCCAACCATAGTCAGCGTGAGCCCGACGAGCGGCACCAGTGACGGTGGAGATACCGTCACCATCGAGGGCACCGGCTTCCGCGTCGGAACTAGACCTCGCGTTCTCTTTGACGGCGCAGCGGCAGATGCCGTTGAAGTCCTCAGTAGCAACGCAATCCAGTGCGTGACTCCGGCCCATAACGCGTTCCCAACGTTCGCCGCCGACGTCATGGTCATTGCCACTGATGGGCAGTCCGCGACGCTGGAAGAAGCCTTTACGTTCGAAGCGCCGTAGCGATACGCGCTTCCCATTAGCCAACTAGACGGCGCACCGACTGCGCCGAGAGGAAGAGTCATGTCTGATGACAAGGTCCGCGTCTATGCACGCGGAGACTCTCTCGTGCCGGACTTCGATGCAGCCGACCGAGAGCCGCCCATTCGCCGAATGATCGGCCGCAAGTATGAGCAAGTAAACGCTGGCCAGTGGGGATGGGTTCCCAGTGCAGAACCGCAGTCCGTGAGCAAGCGGGCGGAGGTCGCTCGTGCGCTGGCCGATGGGGACCTCGCTCCGGCCGATGCGGCGACAGCAGCTTGGGCCACGAGCATCACTCGTGTGCCGGTGAAATTCGAACTTCAACTTGACCCCGGCACTGCCGGTGAGGAGCAGTAACCATGGGCGGCGCTGACATTGTTCTCACCGGGCTTGCGGCAAATGACGCCGTGCCGAATCCAGCTTACGTACAGGTCGATTTTGCACAAGGCGAGGCTGCCGGCTCCAGCGACGCCTATGAGATCCTTCTCATCGGCAACAGGACCAGCGCCGGCAGTGCCACGGTGGACACCGAGGTGTATGGCCCCGACTCGCTGACGCCGATGCAGACGGAGGCGGACGTCATCACGCTGTTTGGTACCGGGTCCGAGATTCATCGGATGTGGCGCCGCGTGACGAAGATCAACAAGGATACTGTCGTCCGGGCACTTGCTGTCACGGAGAGCGCTGGCACTCAGGCGTCCGCCACGTGTGTCATCAGCAACGCGGCCACGGCCAACGGAGCGGTCCGCATCTGGGTGGGCGACGAGTTCGTGGACGCGTCAGTAACCTCCGGCGATGCGGTCGACACGATTGGAGCCGCGATGGCTGCGGCCGTCAACACCATGACGCATTGGCCGGTCACTGCCTCCTATGACTCTGGCACTGACACGCTTACCATCACGGCCAGGCTCAAGGGCCCGCGCGGCAACGAGATCCGTTACCAGATCCTTGCCGTGTCTGGGCTGACTGGCACCACGTTCTCGACCGGCTCGACGCCCACGGCGCTCTCGAGCGGAGCCACGGCGGACAGCAATACGTCGGCGCTCGCGACCATCCTTCCGGA